AGTAGTAAACTAAGCATCCTTAGTTTCTCTATATAATCGGTTGTAATTCGTATATTAGTTTGTTGTGTTGTCAGTCGCCACAGCCTACCCTTCACATCGAGTGGCCGAATACCTCCCTTGCCATGTAGCATATCGTTTCAAACACGTACTGACCTACCTCTTCATCTGCGGCGCCTGAATTGATCGCCTCCTTGCAAAAAAATGTTGCCCGCCTACCCATGAAGTCTGGGACCAGGCGCCTGTAGTGCGGATTCCCCTTGAAGTCCAGGGCCTCTAGCCTCACCCGGCCGTCTCCCATGATATCTACCAACTCCGTCTTGCTAAGCTCTCTCCCATTTACACACACGTGGCCTGCTAGCTCAGAGAATCTTGCAGCATCTGTATACTTACGTATCATCTCGTCCGATACCCTGAAGTGCATGAAATCATCAAATAATTTGTCCTCCCGCCGATACTCCACCACTGGTCTCTTGGACAATACCTTTGTTCTAAAACCTATTATAGTCTGCCAGTTTAATTTGTCTAACTTCAGTTCCACATCGTAGGCATCTTCTGCCAGGCGTGTTGCCAACTCTTCTCGTCTCACTAATTCCAGCGACAACGCATCCAGATCCTTTGCTAACTCCTCTACATAGTCATTACTCGATAGCTTACTAGGCTTCAACACGGCCATCCAGGTATCCTTGACGCAAGGTACGTCAGTTTCCAGTTCCCACACGCATCCGTTCCAGTCTGGCACACCCAGTCCCCCCTGGCTCTCCTGGCCGTGTATAACCTCAGCGGGCATGTTCACCCAGCTGTCCTCCTTGCGCAGCTTACACCAGTGCGTGAGAGCACATAATACTAACCCGTTCCCGAACTCCTGGTCCAGTCCTCTCCTCGTTAACTTCCCAACCTGATCGAGTATGTTGATGACCCGCTCACCCATCGTCATGTTACCGGAGCCTTCCCAGTCACCGGCGCAAAAACTTGCCAAAGCTCTCGTTGGACTGGCGTACGCCCGACCCGAAGTTATCGTATTCCTGAAGAACTCCGTCCGCGTACTGAACATCTGTTTCCACGCGTTCGCGTTAAACAGCATATTGTCCATAATCGCCATGAACTTCCCCATAGCAGGTGCATTATCTAGTGCGGAATCGATATCATCGCCTCCCTGATCTACGTACACTACCGGGTCCTCCCCGTATAGCCGTTGGTAATTCATCAACGCTATGTTGGAATAGCAAAAATTCAAGACTGTGTTGATCCATGTGGTACCTCTCCACCCTGAGAACAACCCTTTCCATAGCTTGTGCCTCTTGCCTTCTCTATCCTGTAACTGCATATCATACATTGAGCTGCTGACTGCCTGCACAAAGTAGGCGTAATCACTTGGACCTTCCACTGTATGTTCCAACTCAGCTATCACGGCTGCCATCTCATCTGCGGAGTGCTGCTCATTAAAATCAGCCCAATCGTACAACACATGGTACAACCCGTTGACCATTTTGCGGTCAAACCAAATGAAATCATCATCTGGCAAAGCTTTGAGCCTCGCACTCCCGACTTGCTCAAGCCTCTCAGCCAACTCGAGGACATATGTCATAGTAAAAAAGTGAATCAGGGACCCAGGCAGTAGAGTCCGATCCTTCTTCCCCGTCTCATACTTGACCATCGTTTTAGTTACATTAAAATCTTTTGCATCGCCCACCAACTTCAAGAAATCCTTAAGGTCCATTTCCTCAAAAAGCGATTGCTTGTTGTGTCTGGCCTCCAATTCCACAATAACATTATTTATACTGTCCAAGGCCTGAACGACTGTTCTTTTCTGACTACTCGGAATGTGATTGTACACCAGTGACCCTTTTGTTAGCCATTCTTTCCTGCGTAGGTAGAAGTCTCGGAAGCTCTGCACACGTAACCGGGGTTGTTTTGTATAACGCATCCTGGTATATGCAGTTTTGATTGCGGTATTGAAGTCCTCGCGATATTGTGCCTTTGTAAAGAGCTGGACCCTGGGATCATAGGACAGGTGATCGCTACTGTAGTGATCGCCGCCACGCTTGTCTACTTCTGCCATCTCATTGATAACGTAAGTTGTACGGCCGATAAGTAGGTCTAGGTACATTAGTGATTGGCGCTCGTCTTCGGTTATCTCTGTGCTCATCAAAAAACGGCTGGTGCGTACCAATGTGTGCACGGCCTTCATCGCCTTCGTCCAATGATCGTAAGACACGCAGAACCACGGCGCGACCAGATGTGCATACTTCAGTTTGACCATTAGGCCCTTCCAAGCAGTAACGAGCCCCGACACAAACACATGGGGTTCACCGACATGAAAAGAACACATGTCATAGACATCACTATGTTCCCATATCGCGAATGTCTCGTCCAACCGCCTCATGGTTACATTTGCCCGGCTCAGTTCCTTCGGTTCCCGTGGTGGAAAGATCTCAACCATGTCGCCGTTCACGTCAAAATCCTGTGGCTCACCAATGCCGTCAGCGACCTGCGCCATCACCGGTCCCCAGTCATTTAATGTGACCCCAAAATCAAGGGATGTAGTTGTGTAGCCTAAGTTCACATAGTAATCAACGGCTTGCCGTGGTATTATACCTGAATCGTACAGCCTCACCAGTTCAGCCATATCAATATCTCTATCTATAGGAGGCTTACCCTGCAAAACCCACTCCGGGCAGGACTGCTTGTAATACTGACTCTGATTTCGCTCATATTTATGCGGGCATGCCACAGCTAGATTGTTTACGCACATTGTTTTGATCAGCAGGCGTTCTAGATTTTGATTGTCCAGATTGTCAATCTTGTTCGGCGTAGCAACAAGATCATCAAAACTGCGGTAACTAGTCTCAGAAAAGAACCGATCATCAGCCGTTCTAGATGAGATATTCAGCTTGAAGGTTGTCTGCTTCAGCCTGAAGCCACCCAGTATTATGGCACCTATCTCTAAGGCTGTTTCCTCGTGATGAAGTAAAACCACAACTGGCTCTGAATAGTCGAATAAGTCGAGTGTTTTGTTAATTGCTCCAACCCACCTGTCGTTGTGCTTTGTCCATGTTGACCGTCCATGCATGGCGGCGTAGCGCATGTCTACCAATTCATTGTGCAAACGCGGCGCTACCAGATCATCTACATCAACAAAGCCGTACCTCTTGGCGTAATGCGTCTTACCATGACCAGCTGGCATGATAATTGCGAATAAATTGCTTCTCTGCTCTCTTAGCACGCGATATCGTGACATGGACGACTCTAATCTTTGCTGGTACTCTGCCCCCGCCTTTGATGATGCAAACGCATTCTCAGTCTGCCTTATAAGTGGCACCACACCATGGTTTGACCCATGCCTCGCCGCTCTCGTTGCAGACCGAACGGTGGTACCCTGATTTAGCCTCGCCCTTTCTTGCCTCTGTCTTAGATCCATTTCTGTTCCAGCAAGTGCAATGTGCGTGTGTATATATATATGTGTGTGTGTGTGTGTCTATCTTAAGTATCGATTGTGCTCCAGGGCTACAGTCCAGCTGTTTCGTCTTCCTGAGAAGTACTCCTCAGGCCCCTCGGCTGTGCTCTGCAGCATAATCGCTTTTTCATTTTTTATCA